CATCTGTAGCTTTTGTAAGATATATGTTAGAAGTAAATCTAGGCTCTTGCCCCCCTTTTCCATCGGACACTAGTACATCACAATATTTAGCAATACGATACAGAGCAAATTTATCTATATCTTCTTCTTTTATCCAGTCACCTAACCCATAGCGATTATTTGTAATAATATCATAGAAAATCCAAGCAGGATTATTTGTGTATACTTTCTGCGGCCTAAATGACCCATCCCATAGTCCATCATAAATAGAATTTAATCCATCATTCATGTCTCTAGTTATATAGTTAGAGGGTACAAGTACTTTTAAACCCTTAGCATGGTAGCTTCTCTTGGGAGAGCTAGTAAAATCTTTAGAGGAAAAGGTCACATTTGCATAAGCAGTAAAAGGATAGCTTAAATTTTCTTTAATTACAGAAGTAACAGTAGTCAATGTACAAGAAGCAGCAATTCTATCTCTAGGATCTTTATTATTACCTGAAGTATCAATACCCACACCACTCTCACGAGTCAATCTAGTAACTTTTATATCAAAAGCAGAGAACGGTTTAAAAGGCTCTAAATTAATTCGTTCTTCAAAAGCAATAGGCGTAGAAGTTTTACCTTTATGAATTCGTCTATTTACTAGAGTTACTGTACTATAGTCCGTGGAGCTTCTATATATTGTTGCTTCAATCTTATACATAGCACCAGCATCATATTTTTTACCATCTTCTTCGCTTTGACATATCAAAGATCCATAACTAAAAACCAACCTTAGTTCATCTACTTCTCTTGCCTGTGCAGAAGTAAGATTAAGGGAGGAACTTGATGTTATAGTTATAGGATTAAGAGGGTCGATACCTGGTGTATAATTGTCCGAATCTGAATCTGAATAAGTAAGGGGCATCCCAACAGAGGCTACAGTTGTACTAGCTCCTATACCTCCATAATTAGTCATGGGAAGCTGTTCTCTTTTACCATTTCTAAATTCTGTCGTTGCGCCTTGAAATTTAGTCGCATTAAAAGTGCCGTCGATGCCGTTAAACAGAGAAGGACTAGAGACAGAAAAGTTATAACTTCCCGAAGGGTAAGGGGTAGGGTTTATTAAAGTAATTGTAGAAGTACCTGTACCATCTACTACATTTGCTCCAAGAATGTATAGAAATCCATCTACAGTACATACTAAGGTCTTCCCTACACTAGCCTCTAAGAATCTTCGTAAGCTAACTCCATCTGTTATACTAGAATGAAATGTTGCTTGAGTAGTACTCTCTACAGTTATAAAGCCTTCTACAAACTCGAGGGTTTCAGAAATAGTTAGTTTTATGTTATCTCCATATCCGCGTACAGCCATATTGGCTGCGTCAAAAAAAGAAACCGAGGTGCTTATAGGGATAGTTGGTACATCTAAATCTAAAGAAGACGCAGATATACTACCTACTGTTACTGCAGAGGAATATACATTCTTAACAGAAAAGGAGCGGAAAAAAATATTTTCAAATAAAAATCCTAATTCCTTATTAACAGTAACAGTAGTGGAGTTATTTGTTAAAGTTACTTGGGCTCCTTGTATAAGTGGGTTACTATCTGAGATAGAAGATTCTTCTAAATCTTTTATTCTCTCATCATTTAAGTATATAGAAGATTCACCGTATACTAACCCTTCAATCTCGCCTTCAGAAATTAAGTCCGTAACAGAAATTATTTGCTCCCTTGAGAATCCGGAAGCCACAGATAAAGTACTTGAACCAGCATCCGCTATTTGTTGATCTCGAGCACTTCTTGATTTACTTGCCATTTTTTATTTTCCTTATCACAAACTTAGGTATAAGTACCAAAATATTATATTATTACTGGATTACAGGGTACTTGTTCTGTTTCCAGCCACCTGAAAAAGACCAAGTGAGAGAACCTGAAGACTGGTCTTGATCGGCGCTGGTATTACTGGAAAACGTACTACCTGCGTTAGCTACAGCAAAAGATATAGGTCTGCCAGGTACTCTTAATTCTCCATATAATACAGGCACTGGGTCTCCTTCTATAATATTTTGCTCTGATCCATTGAATAAGTACGATTGTGGTGCTGCTTCATCTACTGAAGGGTCAGGGGCCATTAATTGCTGTATACCCGCCATAGCTAGGCTCATTCCTAGCATCATTCCTATTGTGCCTACGACGCCCGCCGCAGTCATTGTACCTGTCGTAGCCATTGTAGCCATTGCGACGGACAAGCTAGTTCCAGCTGAACCTGCTGCTGCACCCGCCGCAGGTGCCAGTATTGGTGCGAAAAAAACAAAAGCTATAATAGCGATTGCTGCTAGTATTTTTGCGCCGGCACTCTTTGAGCCTGCTGGAATAGACATAATAGTTATATCACCTTCCAGCAAAGGCAAAATTATATCTTCTTCTTCTTCTACTTGAATTCCCGCAACATCAATAGCAAAACCTACTCCAGCTTGATGACTATCTACTAAGTATTTTTTGAACTCTGGATAATTTGCGCCGATTAGCAGTAGAGCTTCTTTTACAGAAGATACGTCGGCATCCAATTCTTGTCCGAACTTATTAGCAATATCTCCTTCTAAATAAATTTTACGTTTCATATCTATATATACCTGTTAAATGCTTTGCCCAAAAAGGGTATAGGTTCTCTCTACAAGAGAGTCTTTGTGTAGCATGATGAAAGAATACGTCATTACCTAAGTAAACTCCACAATGGTTGCCTATTTTTGAAGTTACTGAGAATATTAGTAAATCATTCTTTTGAGGCTCCTGTACTTTATTAAAATTCCAGCTATTTATATATTCTTCTGTGAAATAGTTTAAGTCTTTTAGCCACCAATCATCCTCAAAAGGCTCTCTTGGGGGTATAACAAAATTAGTTTCTTCTAAATAGTAATCTCTAACTAACTCAAAACAGTCTTGTACTCCAAACTTATAATCTCTTCCTATTAAAGGATAATAATTCTTTACTGGCTGTAATAAGTGCATATCCATGTTAGGATAGCTAAAAATATAGTAAGGTATACCTAAGTTATTACAATTATTTACATCCATGGTGGAGGGCTCACAGGAAGCATCTGGATGACTATGTACTATACCTACAATATCATGAGTTCTTTTTATTTTAAAATACTCCATTGAGTCAAAAATAAAATCATCAATATCTTTTGCTATATTAGTAATTGGTAGCCATTTCATTTTTCCCTTCGCCACTGCAAGTACTCCACAACCCTCTCTGGGGTATTCTGAGGCAAAATGGTCTTCTATTTCTTTTAGTATGCTAGTTGAATTTAACACTGCCTGGATACGCTCCAAAAGGTAAAGTAATACTGGTATCTTTAGTAGCAGAAGCTACTCCATCTGCTGTAGGCGTGAACTGAAATCTAGATTTACAGCTATTTAAAGTTTTTCCGCATGAGTCTACTCTATTCCAGTATAGTGAGCTACTAGTAGGCTCTATAGAACTAGTAGTTAGTAAACATTTCCATATTTTATTTGAATGCCTTGTAAGTGTGCCAGGCGTGTACTCAGTGCCTGAAGCCCAGTCTGTCCAAAAGAATACTTGCTTCCATAGGACAGAAGCTCCAGAAGGTGTAGTAGAATTATTTGAAGCTTCTGATCTCCAATACTTGCCGTCATAAGATACGAAGCTATCTATAGTATGAGGGCCACTAAAAGGTACTATAGTAAGTCCTGCTGCATTATCTATTAGAGGGCTGTCCTCAATATCAAAGTAAGCAAAGTACTGAGTACCATTATGATCTACAGAATTTGTGCTTCTCCAAGAACAGCCACCTGAAGTAACAGGATTATCAACACCTTGATAAATCCAAGAACAATATTTTCCTAGTACTACCCTATTTGGTATTCTCACTCCAGATACATCATACGGAGCAGTTAGCTCAAACGTAACTAATGTGGAATTTTCACTAGCAATTCTATCTATTATATAGGTTCTTTTGGGCATCTCATAGTTTGCATTATCTAAATAACTTTCTAGTGTTTGCCTGCGTGTTACTTTTTTACCTATAAGGTCTTCAAAGCTGAACCCTTCTCCGTTTAAAGATGACTTAAAAACATTAGTTACATTTGCTACAGTTAGCATGGGTCTCGTAGATGCTCCATCACTAGCAATATCTATACCATCCATCATTACTGGTAGTGGTGTATAGGTATTACCATCATAGGATATTTCGCCTAAAGCACTATCAAAGCCTGGATGAAAGTATAGTGTGGTTACACTATTAAGCTCTAGTTCAAAAAGCTCAATAACAGCATCCGTTATTTCTAAATTTTGTAAATCTGTTGTGATTATGTCATTTGTACTCATGGTTCATATACCTGTCTAAAAGTTGCTGTACACCCATAAAAATGGTCTTTCATGTACGAAATACTATAGTCTTCACAGACTACTGAAATAGTTCTTTCCCCCGAAAAGTTAGAATCTGGATAAGTAAAATCAAAACTTGTTACTGCCTTCTTACTATCAAAAAAAGCTACAATATCGTCTATCTCTTCCTTAGTTCTAGGAGAGAAAGTAACGGCAAAGGTTCTATTTATAGAATTAATACCGTCGGTTATTCGTTGCTCATACCCATCCCCAAAAGACATTTTTAGAACTTTTGGTTTGATAGTATTCTGTAAATTTCTATCTGGAGTAATAAAGCCGTATACTCCTCCTATATTAAATCCGATTGTCATTATGCTACTCCATAGGGATTCAGAATACCGCCTGAACGTTTCTGATTTTGCAACTCTTGCTGAACAGCTTGAGCAATAGCATTACCAAGATTTCCCATGCCTTCTCCTTTTTGCTGTTCTGTTTGGGAGGAGGTACCAGAACCATCCATACTAACATTAACAACTACGCTGTTATTTTGAGCACTTCCATTTTTCATTTCTACTGGTATTGATTTACCGTTTGGTAGAGGTACTACTGCTTCTGTTCCGTGTAAAGTAACCGGATAGCCTCCCTGAGATCCCATAGCAATACCTCCAGTAGCGTAACCTGGAAGCTTATCACCTGCTGAAAACATTCCACCATATCTTCCTCCAGGTATTAGGTTAAAACCTCCACTTGGGGCAAGGCTTACAGTACCCCCACCCCCTAGAAACCCTCCAGCAGCGGGGATTCCAGTTTTTAATGCCCCAACGCCAGCGCCTGTTGCGGGAGTGCCGCCACCAAATCCTCCAACTAAAGACATTAATGCGCGCATTACCATCATTCGAATTATCATTTGGGATATATCTTTAAGTATGGCAATAGCCATATCCCCAAAAGCTTGTTTAGCACTTTTAGTACCATCTACAATTGAGCCGAAAGCACTTGATATGTTATCAGTCAAAGAACTAAAAATGCCTGATTTTACTTCTAATGCTTGATTTAGTAACGTTTGTGCTTCGATTTCTGCATACAGCATTTTTTGTTGTTCTTGACTTAGTACTATATCGTTTAATTTATTTTCCTGCATTTTTTCATTGAACGCAGTTACTGCAGGGTTCAAAGATAGCCCAGTAAGTTTAGCTTGAGCTGCCTCCGTTTCGGCCTTCGCATCAAGAAGAACTAACTCTCCCCTCTTGTTGTATAATGCTATTTCATTTTCCAAGGCTGTCTGTTTTTGTATGGAAGCATTAACACTAGCCTGGGCTGCATTTTTTTCTGCAAGTGTAGAATTAGTTAAGCCCAGGGTGTCGGCCTGCGCCCGCTTAGCATCAGTTAATTCTTGCGCAGCTAAAGCTCGTCTTGAGGCAAAGCTTTCTTGAGTTAGACTGCCTACCTCTCTAGCTCTGGCTACCCCAAACTTACCTGTGCCTCCTGCTTTTGCAAAATTGAGTTGCTCCTGCATATCTATTTGGGCTCGCATTAAACCTAATCTGTTAGACTCTTCTTTGTTCGCAGTATTCGCAAGAGTAAGTCTTTCACTTTCATTTATCCTAGATTGCTCTGCTAGCTTTTTCCTAGCTTCTTCAATAGAAATTAATTTACCTTGCATATCATACTGAGCTATGAGTAAATCTAATTGTAGCTGTTCTTCTGGGCTTAAAATAGCCGAGCTGCTTTTCTTTCTTAGATCAATAAGTTTCTGTTCTAATAAACCTTTCTGTAATAACACTAAAGTTCTATCGGACTCTAGTCTTAATAAATTGGCATTTGCAGTAAGTTCTGCCGCCGCCAAATTTGCCTTCTTTTGCTCGTAAGTAATACCTATTGTTTGCATCTCGCTAGCTTTTACTTGATTATCAATAATTGTTTTTTCTATGTCTCTTCTTGCTTCTATCACAGCGGTTACTTGTTTTACTGCGGCGGCACTATCCTCTGAAAGCTTAGCGTATTTAGCTGCTTGATCAGTAAGAAGTTTAGCTGCTTCTATGGACCTTTTAGAATCTGCTTTCTGCTCTTTAGTTAGTACTTTTTTTGAACGATGTTTGTATTTTTCGGTGGTTTTTAAGAGTTCCGCCTCTAAAGCATCTTTATTTCTTATTATGTTTGCTGCCTCTGCTTGGAACGCTAAGGCTATGGTGTTACTTTCTTTTGTCATATTAGTTAATGACGAAACATACTCTGAGCCAAAAGGTCTTTTAAGCGTTCCAAGGAGCTTTGTAAGCTCAGCTTCCACTAATCGAGTAGCTGCAGGAAATTTATCCAAAGCCTGTTTTCCTGCCTGTATGTCATTAGATAATGTTATCATCGCAGCGCCTGCGTCTTTTGTTATTTTCTCACCGCTAGAGAGTGCTTTATACAAATCACTAAAACCACTATTTAAATTTTTTGCACCTAGTGCTACGGGTTTCATGCTCTCTACCAGATCATCATAGCCTTCTTTATTCTTATCTAAAGCATTAATTTCGTCTATGAATTTTTCAATATTTAAACTGGTGGTGATGTTGCCTGTAGCAAGTAATCTCTCTTGAGGGGACACGGAATCGTACTGTTTAAGATAATCAAGGCTGCGTTTAATTTCGTCACCTAGAGTTTTATATTTTTCTTTTAACGATTCTGTTTTTTCGGCAGCTTCTTCTTCTGCTTTTGAGGTTGTCTTAAATTTTAGATATAATTCATATAGCAAACCGCCTACAAGTGTGATTGTAGACACCCAAAAGAAAATTGCACCAATAGCAACGCCTACTGATGCAACGCCTGCTGCAAGGGTAGCGAAACTTATTTTTAGAGCTGTCGTGCCTGCTTTTACTGAGAGTACAAAGCTAGACCAACTTAACTTCATCCCTGTCATTGATAGTTTAAAGTCTGCTTCACCTTTTTTAATAATAGCTGCTCTTGCGATATAACTGGCCCGCAAATCCGCTACCTGCGCGGCATTCATAGTTTTTAATATACCAGTTCTTTTTGTCGCACTATCTCTTAATTGATTTTCTGCGTTGGTAAGAGCTTTGTCCGCAGCTTGCATAGATTTTTTTGTATCTGTGTCACCTCTTAAAAAATCTATCGCACCTCCGCCTTTCTTAGCGCCAGTAACCCCTGCTAAACTAGTTCTAGTAGTTTCGCTTATGCCGGTTGATTGAGCTTTTTGTAAAGCAATATAAGCTGCTCTAGTTTTTTCTATTTCTGCTTGTACAGCTACTTGAGATGCTTTAGCCACTTCCCCAGCTTCAATACTAGACTTTTTCCAATCTGACATACTTGGAAGAATTTGTTTTAGTACACCTCCCGCAAAAAGACTTAGTGTTCCAATAAGTGCTATAATATTTTTACTTAAAAAAGTGGCTATGCCTGCTATAGGACCTGATATACCTTCTTTAATTGTATTAACTATATTATCAAATGCTACAGAAAATCGATTAAGAGCAGCTGCATTTGGGTCCATCAGCTTTTCCATTGCACCAAATTTACGCTCTGCTTGCTCTAAAACTTCATTCGCTACTGCTTGGCTTCTTTCAAATTCATTTAGGTCTCCTGCAGCTTTACCAATTTTTGCTCCATATTTTGCTGTAGCAGCTTCAAGTCTCAGAATAATACCTAACTCATCAAGCAATTCTGGCTCAGCTTTAGTAACACCTCTTATAAGCCTATCAAAAGAATCTCCTAAGTCTCTACCAAGAGCTATGGATGCATTTGTAGCTGCTTTTCCTAATCTTGATAATTGATCTGGATTTATGCCGGCAGCAGTACCAATTGCAGCGGCTTTTGCGGCTTCTGCATACTTTAATTGGCCATTAGTTGCTTCAACAAGCGAGTTTGAAATTGTCTTGTATGCCACACCTGTTACAGCGCCCAAGGCTTTTTGACCTTCGATAAGATTCTTATAATCAGCGGCATTTTTTAAGAATTGAAAAGCTGCGGACACAGCGAATACTGTAGCAGCTAAAGTAGCATAGGTGCCAACTAAGCCACCCATGCCTTGCGACATTTTTGAGAAATTTTTGGCAGCACCAGAAGATGCCTGGCCTGCACCTTTCATATTTCTATCAAGAGTGCCTGCTGATTTGGATGCCTTGTCCATTCCTTCAGCAGTTTTTTTGGCTTCTAGACCAACTTTTTTAGTAGATCCTTTGTCGTCTACTTTTACATCTATTTCTACTGTATTTTTTGCCATTATCCCTGCACATTATGGGTGTAGTTCTTTCCACCGCCTGCCTTAGCTCTGCGCTCTTCAGCTTTGCGTTTGTGATCTGATTCTTCGGCTCTATAGTTCATAAGTAGCCTCTCGTATAATTTTGCAAAATATAGTACAGATTGTATGTCGACTACATTATGTACTTTGCAGAGGAATTCGCAGTCTACCCAATTCTTTCCCATGTATGTGCCTGAAGTACCATCCCACACATCTGATAACATATTAAATATAAAAAATGCCACCTGCACTTCATCAGGGAAGTCAGAAGTGTCTAGTGGCATTTTATTAATATCAGGCTCTTGCCCTAGTTGTTCACAAATTTTTAAGTATTTATCTACGTCTATTTGTGTATCTTGTTTTATATACCTGTCAAGTAGTTGATATATTTCTACTACTTGCGTCCCGTAAAATTTTCTAAGTCACCTACTGTTTCTGTAATCCAAGTGTCGAATTCATTTGAATTTCTCATTAAAAGCTCTGCATTATCTTGGGTGAACTCAAGAGTATCATCTGGGTCTAATTCGCCTACATCTACTAGTAACAAAGTCTCTAAGTAGGAGTATTTAAGACCAGACCAGCCTTTAATTACTGCTTTTGTATACTCTGTCAGAAAGCGCTCTTCATCTAGTATTTCTGTTGGTTGACGAGTTCGTTTATCAAACTTAGTAGTGATTGTCTTTTTACGAAGTTTCATTAACTCTTCACGAGCTAAATAACATACGTCTACTGTCATACCTTTATATTCTGGGTAGTCAATTGTTACTGTTTTACTAGGAGTCATTAAACTCGCTAAGGATACGGTTGCATCTGTCATTTTAGTGTTATTCCTTGGTTGAAGATAAATTATTTTATACGGATAGTATAGACAAGTGGGAGTAAGAAGTCAAGAACTATTTTTCTTATGGTGCAAGAAAGTAAAGGCCCCGAAGGGCCTTTACTTATTATTACCTGTGTGATATTAAACGCCTACGTAAGTCAAGGTTGCTTCATTTGTTGCATCAATGCTTGAAGGAAGTGCATTAAACGAAGTTTCCAATGAAATTACATCCTCAATAGAGTGAGTAGGAATATCAACGTGGCAAGAGGGCATAGCTACTACTAGTCTCGGAGTACCCGTAGATCCACCAATACTGAAAGTAAGGCCAAAGTCGTTTGTAATAACACTAGTAATACCTTTTAGGTCCGCCCAAAGGTCAGCTGAGTTATTTGTTGCAGCAGTATCAAGACTTAAGTAACAAGTCATGGATCCTGAAACAGACCGGGTACCTGTAACATGACCAATTGGAATGTTTACACTACCTAACTCTTCTGGCGTAATAAACGTAATATTATTACTAATTGTAATATTACCACCAGTCAGGGTTAGAGCATAAGAAGTTTCTAAACCGCTTTGCCCATCTGCAGCTAGATTTGGTGCTACAGCTACTTGAGTAAGACGATTTCGAATAAAGTTTCCTGTATCGAGAATACCTTCAACAACTGTTGCAGTAGGCTGGCTAGATTCTACAATCTCGGAGCCAAAACCTGACCAGTTAATCATAGCAATACCATCAATATCAAAGTCAACACTTGCCTCATTTACAACAGCTTTAGATATTTTATAGTACTTCTTATTAGCATTGCCAATAACAAAGTAAATATTTGCAGTACCTAAGGTTGACTTATTAGACTCAGAGAAGTCAATAACAGAGTTAGTTAAGCCAGGTACAATCTGGTCTGTAAAAGCAAAGCCACTGTAGACTGCAGGGCCTGACATGAGTGCCCAAAGTACTTCTTCTACAGCGTGATGATTTGTAGTATCATCTGCAGCGCCTGCACCCGTACCTGCTGAGATAAAGGGGCGTACATATGTTGAAAAAGACCATTCAGCAGGTGCTAAAGAGTCATTGAACATACGACGACCACGACGACTAACGCCGCCTGCTGATTCCATCTCGGAAAGTACAATTTCGCTTGAGTTTGTTGCTTGTGAGAACGAAAAACCGTCAAGTACTGGAAGCTCCCAGACACCTTGTTCAGTAACTCCGTCTGAGGCTAAAGGTGCGACGTATACTTTCGTGTCGCGACTAAAATATAATTGTTGAGCCATAGATTTCTCCTATGCTATCTTGAAAAGGCATGGACGTGAACGTTTGTTCTTGCCAGCATTTTCTAATATCGAACCTCTATTAGCATTTCTCCAACGCCATATGGTTCAAGTACACCTTCATCAGTATCAATACTAACTATAGTGATTTGTTGTGTGTAGTAAGATTTGTTATAAGCATCTACGTATTCTAGTCTAGAATTCTCCTCTAGGACTGTTTCTACGTCTTCCATTAAAGCATTTAAAGCCGCTTGTGCATCTTCCTCATTAACATAACATCTTACAGTTACGGATAAAAATCTATCCTTATAACCAGCAGTTTGGTATTCTCGTGTTTCAGAACCCGCGTTTAGATGAAGTGCTGGAAACTCCTCTATCTCGTCCCAAAACTTTAGTCTTGGATGTACATTTTCACTAAGATCAGTTAAATATGCTCCTGACCCATCAATATCCTTCAGTTTAGTAACTAGAGAATTTATTATATTTAATCGTTTAGACGTGTATAGTCTCTCTCCTGCCATTACATTCTCCTAGTATAAAATCTGCCTACTACGAACTGGGTGGCTAGCTCTCTAATAGATTTATCGATTAATTTTCGTGGATCTCTATTTACATCTCCCTGAGCATAACCAGGCTCGAAGGTTTGGTATGGAAACTTATCGTAGGTGTACCCTACACTAGGAAACCCTCTTGCTGTAGTTGTTACGTCTGTAATTCGTACACTTTCGGCAAATCTACCTGATTGAAAGTTCAGTCTTGGATTATACATATTATTAGCTACAGTTACTCCTATATCCTTGTTTAATAATACTAACATTGATAAAGGACTTTGGGTTTTACGTTTAGTGCCTTTCTGTACTCGGGTCTTTCGTAATTTACCGGCAGTAATTGCAGCACCTTTTTTAATTGTAGGACTGACACTCAGAGTTTCTGCCCTTTTACTTTCTTTTATTTTTGTGCTGGTTGTCTTAACTTTTGCCCCTTTAATCTTTCTAAAAGGGTCAGACACTGTTTTAAGTACTATTTTTTCCTGTCCTACTAGTAAGCTATCTGAACCTGATAATACAACAAGTTCTCCTTTTAGCTTCTCTAAACCCTTTTTTAATGCTTTTTGTAGGTCTGTTTTTAACTTTTGCTCGCCTGCGGAGTCTTGAACGTTTCTAAATTGGCTTCCTAAGTGTACTTTAATACTTCCTGTTTTTGCATTCTTACTTATTTGAAGATAGGTCTTCAAGCCTAGAGACTTCAAATCCTGTTCTACAGTTGCATATTCGTCTTTAGTATAGGTTGTAGTTAAGGCTTCATGTATACTATCATTAAGAAAAGCTTTTACATTACTTGTGCTTTTAAAATGCTCTAAATTAAATAGTTGTCCTGCTTTTGTTTGATCTACTTCACCAGATTTATTACTTGTACTTTTACGCTTTATACTTTTTGTTTCTAATAAGTTTAGAACATTTTCATAAAATAGTTGTAAAGGTGCGGTGTACTGAGCTTGAGCTAGTTCAAAGTTGCCTCTTGGCCCTTTTTCAGGCACTAGTAGTATAATTTTTATTGGCCCCGATTGGCTGCCCTTTTTAAAAATAACAGTAAGTGATTCCTTAGCAGCTAATGCTTTAAAGTTGTCTCTTACAGTGTTCATAAAATCATCTAATATCTTTTTATACTCTGTAGATTGAAATGCTTTGATAGCATAGTCTATATCCCCTATATTAGTGGATCTTTTAATAGATGATATCAATATATTAGTAAGATTCTTTGGAATAATATTTACAGTATGGTGTAATTTATTAGCTGTTAGTTTTCTATAAGACTCTGAAGCCTTATCTCGCGTCAAAGTCGTATCGAGTTTCTCTAAAAAGGCTAGTAGTTTAATACTACTCATCTAAAAGTTCTTATATAGATCCAGAACACGTTTAATATGGTCTGGGAATGCAACATTATTTGTCTGCGAAGAACTACTAGCATTTTGAATACTTGCACCTTGCATTGTTCGACGCTCCTTATGCTCATCTTTTAAGTAATAAGTTATAAGATCCTGTACTGCAAGTTTCAAATCTGCAGGACATTCTGAATAGCCCGCTCTATACACTACACGAACAGCTCCTGGACCTTTTCTCCAGTTACGATAACCGCTTGCATTAGTACGAATTAAACTATCAGTATTAGTATCTAAGTAGTAATCGTATGCTGGTTGAGTTAGTATAGTATAGGGAGAACTA